GATGGTATGGATAGACCTAAGTCTGAGCTTGCTTACCGTGTACCTGCGAGTAAGTTTACTCGTAAAAAAATTACTGCTAATGAAAAGCAGGAAGACTTGGTTGGACTTGATACTACTATTGATTGGAAAAATACAGGCGATAACAGTTATGATGGAGAAAAACTTACACTGTTAGTTCACGATGAAAGTGGTAAATGGGAAAGGCCTGACAACATATTAAATAACTGGCGTGTAACAAAAACATGTTTACGTCTTGGTAGTAGAATAGTAGGTAAGTGTATGATGGGCTCAACTTCCAACGCCCTTGACAAAGGTGGAGACAACTTTAAAAAACTATACAATGATTCAGATGTATCGAGACGAAATCGTAATGGACAAACAAAGTCTGGCCTTTATTCTCTCTTTATCCCAATGGAGTGGAACTACGAAGGATTTATTGATGAATACGGAGATCCAGTCTTTAATAATCCAGATTATGATGTATACGGACCTGACGGAGAATTAATAGATTACGGTATAATAGATCACTGGCAGAATGAAGCTGAAGGATTAAAAGGTGATCAAGATGCTTTAAACGAGTTTTACAGACAGTTTCCAAGAACAACTGAACATGCGTTTAGAGATGAAACAAAAAATAGTATATTTAACTTAGTTAAAATATACGAACAAATAGACTACAACGAAGAAATGTCTAGAACATTAGGCGTTACAGTAGGTAGTTTTCAATGGGTTAACGGTATAAAAGATACGCAAGTAATATTTTATCCTGATCCAAAAGGTAGATTTAAAATAAGCTGGGTACCACCTAGCAATTTACAAAATAGAATAATAATAAAAAATGGAAGCAAATACCCTGGCAACGATCATTTGGGCGCTTTTGGCTGCGACAGCTACGATATTAGCGGTACTGTAGACGGTAAAGGATCGAAAGGCGCTTTGCATGGCTTAACTAAGTTCAGCATGGAAGACGCTCCACCAAATCAGTTTTTTTTAGAGTATTTAGCTAGACCACAAACTGCAGAGATGTTTTTTGAAGACGTGTTAATGGCATTAGTATTTTATGGCATGCCGTTACTAGCAGAAAATAACAAACCTAGATTATTATACTATTTAAGACGTAGAGGTTATAGAGGTTATAGTATGAACAGGCCAGATAAAATATGGAATAAACTATCAACTGCAGAAAAAGAAATAGGTGGTATACCAAACACAAGTGAAGATATAAAACAAGCACATGCTGCTGCTATTGAAATGTATATTCAAAACCATGTTGGTATGGATAGTCAAGGTCAGTTTGGCAGTTGTTATTTTAACGAGTTGTTAAATGATTGGGCTAAGTTTGATATAAACAAAAGAACAAAGCATGATGCTTCTATAAGCTCTGGTTTAGCTATAATGGCTTGTAATAGGCATTTATATAGACCAAACGCTAAAATAGAAAAACCTAAACTAAATATAAGTATTGCTAAGTATTCTAACAAAGGTAATACATCTAAATTAATTAAAAAATAAATATGGCAGAGTCTGTTATAAAAAGTTATTTTCCAAGTCAAGTAGTAAGCGATGCTGAAAAGTTAAGCTATGATTACGGTTTAAAAGTAGCAAAAGCTATTGAGCAAGAGTGGTTTTACGATGACAATAATCAATCAAGATATACTAGCAATAGAAATAATTATCATGGTTTAAGATTATATGCTAGAGGAGAGCAGTCAGTACAAAAATATAAAAACGAATTATCAATTAATGGTGATTTATCTTATTTAAATTTAGACTGGACACCTGTACCTATTATACCTAAGTTTGTAGATATACTTGTAAACGGTATGACTCAAAGAACTTACGATATAAAAGCTTATGCAATAGATCCTTTTGGTGTCAAAGAAAGAACAAACTATATGGAGTCAGTTTTAACTGACATGGAGTTAAAAGATATTAATGACGCTAACTTATTACAGTTTGACGTAAACACTAGACAAACAGACGTAGAACTACCTGAGAGTAAAGAAGAACTTGAGCTTCACATGCAGCTTGATTATAAACAACCTATAGAACTAGCTGAAGAACAAGCTTTAAACTTATTGTTTGAAGGAAATAAATTTGATTTAATTCAAAAACGTTTTTATTACGACTTAACTGTATTAGGTATTGGTGCTGCTAAAACTGATTTTAATACTTCTGAAGGAGCTGTTATAAAATATGTTGATCCAGCTGATTTAGTTTATTCATACACTGAATCACCTTATTTTGATGATATATATTATGTAGGTGAAGTTAAAATGATACCTGTAAACGAGCTTGTAAAAGAGTTTCCGTTTTTAGAGCAAGAAGATTTAGAAGATATAGTTAAAAATAAAAAAACATATCAAAAAAATTATTTACAAGGCGTAGCTGGTTATAAAGAAGAAGACAATAACAAAGTTCAAGTTTTATATTTTAACTATAAAACATATATGAACGAAGTTTACAAAGTAAAAGAAACTGGTACTGGTGCAGAAAAAGCTATAGAAAAAGATGATAATTTTAATCCACCAGAAAACAAAGAAGGTAGCTTTACAAAACTACATAGAAGCATAGAGACTTTGTATGAAGGCGCTTTAATACTTGGTACTAATAGACTTTTAAAATGGGAGTTATCTAAAAACATGATGAGACCTAAAAGTGATTATACTAAAGTTATGATGAACTATAGTATAGTTGCACCTCGTATGTATAAAGGCAGAATAGAAAGTTTAGTTAGACGTATAACTGGTTTTGCTGATATGATACAATTAACACATTTAAAGCTACAACAAGTTTTAAACCGTATGGTGCCAGATGGTGTTTATTTAGATGTTGATGGTTTAGCAGAGGTTGATTTAGGTAATGGTACTAATTACAACCCGCAAGAAGCTTTAAATATGTTCTTTCAAACAGGTAGTATTATTGGTAGATCATATACGCAAGACGGAGATATAAATGCTGGTAAAGTACCTATACAAGAAATAACAAGCGGTAATGGTGGTAATAAAATACAAGCTTTAATAGCTAATTACAATTATTATATGCAAATGATTAGAGATACTACAGGTCTTAATGAAGCTAGAGACGGTAGTATGCCAGATAAAAACGCTTTAGTTGGTGTACAAAAATTAGCAGCTGCAAATAGTAATACAGCAACAAGACACGTTTTGCAAGCAGGTTTATTTTTAACAGCAGAAATAGCAGAACAATTATCATTAAGAATATCTGACATATTAGAGTATTCACCAACAAAAGATGCTTTTATCCACGCTATAGGAAGTCATAATGTGGCTACATTAAAAGAAATAGAAGATTTATACTTGTATGACTTTGGTATATTTATACAATTACAGCCAGATGAAGAAGAAAAACAAATGCTTGAAAACAACATACAAGTAGCTTTACAAAAAAATAGTATAGAGCTTGAAGATGCTATAGATATTAGAGAAACTAAAAATTTAAAACTTGCTAACAAGCTTTTAAAACTAAGAAGAGGTAAAAAAGAATTAAAAGATAGAAGGTTACAATTAGAAAATATTCAAGCTCAATCACAGTCTAACGCACAAGCTTCTCAACAAGCTGCTCAAGTTGAAATGCAAAAAAACCAAGCTTTAACTCAAAGCAAGTTAGAGTTGGCACAAATAGAAGCTCAGTTAGAGTTGCAAAAATTACAGCAAGAAGCTGAAATTAAAAAACAATTAATGCAAGTAGAGTTTCAATATAACATGCAGTTAAAAGGCGTTGAGACTCAACAATTAGCTAATAGAGAAAAAACAAAAGAAGATCGTAAAGACGAAAGAACTAGAATACAAGCGTCTCAACAGTCTGAACTTATAGATCAAAGAAAAGGTGGTAAAACACCTAAAAACTTTGAGTCAATGAGTAATAATATTGGAGAAGGCTTTGACCTAAGAAATTTATAGATTTATTAATTATTATTATATTATATTATGGAAGAAAACAAAGAAAACGTAGTTGAAGAAACTACACAAGAAACTGTACAAACAGTTGATGAAACAAAATTTGATAGCGCTGGAGATGACAGTGTTGTTAAAATAGATTTAAATAACCCACCAAAAAAAGAAGAAGATGCCGTTCAGAAGCAAAGCACAGATGAGGTTCCTGTACGCGACGAACCCGAAACTAGCGGAGAAGTTCAAGAAGAAAACAAAGAAGTCGTTGAAGAAGTTACCGGAGAAGCTAAACAAGAAGTCTCCGAAGAAGTTTCTGATGAGCAACCCGTTGTTGAAGAAATAACAGATGAAAAAATTGAAGAGCAAGTAGAAGATTTAGTTGAAGAAACTAAAGAAGCTATAGCTGAAGCTCAAGAAACTGGTAAAGATTTACCTGAAAATATACAAAAGCTAGTTGACTTTATGGAAGAAACTGGTGGTGATATAAACGATTACGTTCGTCTTAATCAAGATTATTCTACTTACGACGACAATAGTGTGCTAAGAGAATATTACAAGCAAACTAAAAAACATCTTACAGATGAAGAAATTAGTTTTTTAATGGAAGATTCATTTTCATACAACGAAGAAGAAGACGACGATAGAGAAATAAAAAGAAAAAAATTAGCGTTAAAAGAGCAAGTTGCCAGCGCTAGAGCCCACTTGGACGGGCAGAAGTCCAAATACTATGAAGAAATAAAAGCTGGGTCAAAGTTGACCAAAGAACAACAAAAAGCTTTAGATTTTTTTAATAGATATAACAAAGAATCAGAAGAGAATAAAAAAGTTATAGACAATAACACTAAAATTTTTGATCAAAAAACTAATAATCTTTTTAGTAATAATTTTAAAGGTTTTTCCTTTGATGTTGGTGAAAAGAAATTTAGATTTAATGTTAAAAATATAGATGAAGTAAAGCAAAAACAAAGCAACTTACAAAATTTTATGACAAAGTTTGTTGATAAAAATTCTGCTTTAGTTGATGCCGAAGGTTATCACAAGTCATTGTTTACTGCTATGAACGCTGATGCTATTGCAAAACATTTCTACGAACAAGGTAAAGCAGATGCTTTAAAAGAAAGTATAGCTAAATCTAAAAATGTTGATATGAAACCAAGACAATCTTTTGGTGAAGTTGAAGCTGGTGGTATGAAAGTAAAAGTATTAGGTGATAACTCTAATGATTTTAAGTTTAAAATTAGAAACAATAAATAACAATTTAAAATTTAAAAATTATGGCAATTACTGCAGGAGGTAATTTGAATAGTGTACCTGCTCCAAAGCAACAAACACTAGCATCAAATTACATCGATTTTACGAGCGCTGACACTAAAGGTTGGGCTCAACAATACCTGCCTGACTTAATGGAAAAAGAAGCTGAAGTATTTGGTAACAGAACTATTTCTGGTTTCTTATCTCAAGTTGGTGCAGAAGAAGCGATGACTGCTGATCAAGTTATTTGGTCTGAGCAAGGTCGTTTACATTTATCGTACCAAGGTACAGTCACTGTAGCTGGTGATGTTAACGGTACGTTTACAATTACAAAAGACATTGACGGTGATACTGGTGTTGGTTCTACTAGCTCTAGAACTCACGGTGTTAGAGTAAACGATGTTGTACTTATAGCAAGTGCAGGTATCGTTACTAAATGTTTAGTAGTAGAAACTCCAGACTCAAACGTTGTTTCGGTTGAGCCTTATGACAAAGCTGATTTAACTGATCACGCTACAACTGCTAGCGGATCTATATTATTAGTTATAGGTTCTGAGTATGGTAAAGGTCAATCTTACTCTGATATTACTGGTACTCACAGTGCTGATAGAAGAGAAGCTATTGAGCCATCTTTCAAGCAATTCAACAACAAACCAATAATCATGAAAGATTACTACGAAGTTTCAGGATCTGATGCTTCTCAAGTTGGTTGGGTTGAAATTTCTGGTGAAGAAGGGCAAAATGGTTACTTATGGTACTTAAAAGCTGAAGGTGATACTAGAGCTAGATTTACTGATTATTTAGAAATGACAATGCTTGAAGCTGAAAAAACAGCTGCTGCATCTGTTATTGGTTTTGCTAACAAGCAAATTAGAGGTACTGCTGATGCTGGGCTTAACGGTGCTGGTACTGAAGGTTTATTTGCAGCTATCGAAGATAGAGGTAATTTAACTTCAGGTGTTACTGGTGTTAACGCTGCTACTGATTTAGCTGAGTTCGATGCGATCTTAGCTGAGTTCGATAAGCAAGGTGCTATTGAAGAAAATATGTTATTCGTAAACAGAGCTACGTCTCTTGCTTTTGATGATATGTTAGCTTCTATGAACTCTTACGGAGCTGGTGGTACTTCTTACGGAGTATTTAATCAATCTGAAGATATGGCGTTAAACTTAGGTTTCTCTGGTTTCAGAAGAGGTTCTTATGACTTCTATAAGTCTGACTTTAGATACTTAAATGATTTTGCAACAAGAGGTGAAATAAACCGTGTTGCAGGTTCTGCTGCAATCAGAGGTGTTATTATACCTGCTGGTGTATCTTCTGTATATGATCAAGCTTTAGGAAAGAACTTAAAGAGACCTTTCTTACACGTAAGATTTAGATCTTCAGCAACTGACAACCGAAGAATGAAAACTTGGGTTACTGGTTCTGTTGGAGCTGCTACATCTGCGCTTGATGCAATGCAAGTTCATTACTTATCAGAAAGATGTTTAGTAGTACAAGGTGCTAACAACTTTATGTTAATGAAGTAAACTATTTATTAAGGATCGAGGCTTCGGCCTCGACCCTTTATTTTATTAATTTTATTATATATTATATTATGGCAAAAAAACAAAAAGAGAAGGTAGAGGTACCTGTTGTTGAAACACCAGTTGTTGAAACAAAAAAACCAAAAAGAACTGAACCAGCATACAAAAAATCAAATGATGGTTGGGAAATAAAAGACAGAATATACAAACTAGTTGGTGATAAAAAACCTATATCAAGATCTATTAGATCTGCAAATATATATTGGTTTGATGAAAACGCAGGTTATGAAAGAGAATTAAAATACTGTGTAAATCAAAAAACTTGTTTTGTTGATGAAATGAAAGGTGATCAAAGATTAGATCATATCGTGTTTAGAAATGGTATGTTAATAATTGAAAAAGAAAAAGTTGTTTTGCAAAAACTTCTTTCACTATATCACCCAGACAAAGATGTTTTGTTTTATGAAGAAAAGCCAGTTGCAGTTGCGACAAACGAAATAGCTTGGTTAGAAATGGAAATAGAAGCTTTAAACGCTGCTAGAGATATTGATATTGATATGGCTGAAGCTATTATGAGAGTTGAAATTGGTTCTAGAGTATCAGAGATGAGTTCTAAAGAACTTAAACGTGATTTGTTATTATATGCTAAGAGAAACCCTAGTTTGTTCTTAGAATTAGTAAATGATGAAAACGTTCAGCTTAGAAACTTTGGAATTAAAGCAACAGAACTTGGTATTATTAAACTAAGCTCAGATCAAAGAACTTTTACTTGGGCTTCTAATGATAGAAAACTATTAAACGTTCCATTTGATGAGCACCCATATTCTGCTTTAGCCGCTTGGTTTAAAACAGATGAAGGTATGGAGATTTACTCCAATATAGAAAAACGATTAAACTCGTAACAACCTTAGTAGAGTAACCACTCTTCGGGGTGGTTACAATACTACAATAAAAAAATATGGCAGTAAATATAAACACAGTATATCAAAAAGTATTAGCAATAGCTAATAAAGAAAAAAGAGGTTATATAACACCTCAAGAATTTAACTTATTTGCTGATCAAGCACAAAAAGAAATATTTGAACAGTATTTTTATGATTTAAATCAATTTAAAAGAGTACCTGGTAATACTTCAGAATATTCTGATATGGTAGATTATTTAGAAGATAAAATAAGTTTTTTTTCAGAAGTAGATAAAGCTGTTACAGTTTTAGATGAATTTGGCAATATAAATATTTCAGCTACAATTGATGACATACACCGTTTAACTCAAGTAAACGTTAAGTATTTAGAAAATACACTTTCAGTTGTTGCAGAGCAAAGTACTCAAAAAGATATGAGTATATACAATAACACTACTCTAGCTGTTCAATCAAAAAAAAGACCTGTATATGTAAGAAAACAAAATGATACTATACAAGTTTATCCTTTTCCTAATATAGACCCACTAAGAGATCAAGTTAGAATTAAATACACGAGGTTTCCTAAAAAACCTGACTGGGCATACAAAATAATTAATCAAAAACCTTTTTACGATTCAAGTAATTCTATTAACTTTGAACTACATCCTTCCGATGAGTCTGAGTTAGTTTACAGAATATTATTTATGGCTGGTGTTGCTATAGAAAAACCTCAACTATCACAATTTGCAGCACAGTCACAAAGCGCTGTTGTACAACAAGAAAAACAATAAATAAATGGCATTAATAAACGAAACAAACCAAGCTTATTACGAAGGCAATGATTATGGTAATTATCAGTTTGTATCATTAGATACTATAATAAATCAGTTTCAAATATCTTATGTTGGACAAGACAAAATAATACCTAGAATTAGAAGAGCTGACATTGCTTTCCACGCTATGAGAGCTATACAAGAATTATCATTTGACACTTTTAAATCTATAAAGTCTCAAGAAATAACTTTACCACCAAGTTTAAAAATGATATTGCCACAAGATTACGTTAACTATACAGGCGTGTACTTTACTGATGAGTCTGGTATTAAGCACCCGCTATATCACACTCAACATACTTCAAACCCATTTGCAATACTACAAAATGATGATGGTGATTATGTTTTTTCTGATGATGTAGAGCTATTAATAGGTGGTGATTTTGACAGTGCTCAAAGTAGATTACACCCAAGGTGGAAAAGACCAACTTTTAGTAAAGTACAAAGAGATGGTCAAACTTCTGCACCGGGACCAGATACAAATGGTAATGGAATTTTAGGTTTTGGTGGTGGTTTTAAAATAAGATCAGGTGCTGCTACTAGTAATCAACTACAATTTACTCATGTTTCACAACCTATAAACGTGGTTAATAGTCTTGATTATGACGGTAGAGTATTATCTTGTTGGCAAAGAGTTGATGTTAGTCAATTAACTACTTTAACTATAAGCGCAGACGTAGCTCTTTTCACGGAAGACTTAACTAGTAATACTACTGGTGCTGGTAACGCTACGAGTTTTAGTAGCTCTGTTCCTAATGGAAAAATTATTGTAGGTATACAAACTTCACCTGGTGTTAATAATACTAAAACAAAAGGAACAGCTCAACAAATAAATAATAATCCTAATTATTTAAGTAAAAACTTAAACGATCCTGATCTTGGTTTTATTGAATTTACAAGTGATGGTGTTCAAGAGTTAGACGTAGATGTTTCTGCTCATGATGAAGTTTATTTTATAATAAACAGTCTTGTTGAAGTGTTTACTTCAGAAACAAAAGGCGATGGTGTAATAGCAACACAAACTCAACCAACAAACAACGGTACAGTTCCAACTCAATGGGAGTTTGTTAATAAAGTAAATAGTGTGTCTTGTAAAAGTGGTGAGCCAACAGAAAGGTTAATGCCTAAAAATATTACAGATACTGACTCTACAACTTGGGAAAATTATAAATCACATACACCTAACGAAAACGTTGTAATAGACTATGATTATGACGATCCAAGATTTCATAATTTAAATAAAGGTCAAAGATATGGTTTAGAACCTTCACACGCTCAAGTAAACGGTAGCTTCTATGTAGATAACTTACAAGGATATATAAACTTTAGTTCTAATGTTTCTGGTAAGACAATAGTGTTAGACTATATAAGTGATGGTTTAGGTACTGATGCTGAAATGCAAGTTCATAAATTTGCAGAAGAGGCAATGTACAAGCACATGCTGTGTGATATTATGTCTGGTAGATCAGGTGTACCTGAGTATGCTATAAGAAGATATAAACAAGAAAAAAGAGCTACAAAAAGAAACGCAAAGTTAAGATTATCTAACATTAAGTTAGAACAAATAATTCAAGAGTTTAGAAACAAATCTAAGATAATAAAATAATATGCCGGAGATTAAACATAATTTTACCACCGGTAAAATGAACAAAGATCTTGACGAAAGACTTGTTCAAAACGGTGAGTATAGAGATGCTATAAATATTCAAGTTTCTACTTCAGACGAGACTGATGTTGGCTCTGTACAAAATATACTTGGTAATAAAATAGTTGCTAATATTAGTTATCTTAATGATGAGTGTGTTTGTATAGGTAGTATTGCTGATGAAAAAAATAATAAAATATATTGGTTTGTTTTTGATACTACTGATAGTAGTCCAAAAAGTTATATATTACAGTACGACAAAACAAGTATAATACCTGTTTTTGTAGATACAGACAATACTGTTTTAAAGTTTAGTGAAAACAAAATAACAGGTATAAATATAATTAATGATTTATTATTTTTTACAGATGGTGCTAATGAACCTAAAAAAATAAACATACAAAGATCAATAGATGGTACTGATGTTTCAGGTACTTCTGCAACTAAAATAACAGATTACAGCGGTACAGATGTAGATGCTAAAGAAGAAAATATAACTGTTATTAAAAAGTCACCTATTAACGCTCCAACAATACAGTATAATTATTTTAGAGATCCTACTTTAGCTAATATAGGTTTTATAAACATAGCTAATATAGCAGCTAATCCACATACTTTTATAAACTCTTCTAGAGGTAGAATACACGACTTTTCAACAATAAAAATAGGTGATACTTTTGATACAATAATAGAAACTGATGAAAACTTTAGTAATGATTTTACTTTAAGTTGGCAAGCAGGTACTGATGTTATATTAAAAGCTTTTAATTTAGACAATACTCCTCCTTCTCTTCCATTACAAGATTACGATTTAAAAGGTTACATAACTGATTGGAATAACAATGAGTTTGCAAATACTATATTACCTTTTCCTATAGAAAACACTATTACTCAAACTCCAAGCTGGACTTTTTCAGGCACAGCTAATGATTATTATTTTGATTCTACTACTGGTAGTAGTGGTAAAAAACTAGTACACTATTTTTATTCTAGTGGTGCTGGAAATTTATTGTTAGATTCTTATAAATACAGACTTTCGTTTGAATTAGCTGAGTATAATAGTAGTTTACAAGGTAGAGTTTTAATTAGACTTCATAATAATGCAAGTGGAAGTTCGGATTATTACGAAATAGACTTAAATGATCTAACTGCGTCAGACGCTGGTGTTTATGATTTTACTATACCAGAACAATCTTTTAATAACACATTAAGCCAATATTATCCTAACGCCATTTATTTTGAAGCTGCAACTGATAATAGTGGTAATTTATTTAATGGCGCTGTAAAAAATGTAGAGTTAACTAGAATAGATGTGCAGATTGCTAAAGTACGTATTAAAGTAACTTCTATAGCAGGAACACCACCTGCTGTGCCAGCTACAGAAACCACATTAGGTTATGCCATAGATTTATACGAAGATGTTGAAAGTTTGTTTGATTTAAAATTTGCTAGATTTGCTTACAGATATAAATATGCTGACAACGAATATTCTTGCTTTTCACCTTTTAGTAACGCGGTGTTTTCTCCTGGTAGCTTTGCTTATCATCCAGTAGAAGGTTATAATATTGGTATGGAAAATACAGTTAAAGATGTAACATTAAAAAATCTTAACGATGAAATGCCAGATGATGTTGTTGCTATAGATATTTTATATAAAGAAGATGATTCTACAGCTGTATATTTAGTTGATACAATAAAAACTTCACTTGGACTTTTTGATTATAATATTACAAACGATACTGCAAAAGGTATATTACCTGAAAATCAATTATTAAGAGTTTATGATAATGTTCCAATTACAGCTAAAGCTCAAGAAGTTTTAGGCAATAGAGTTGTTTATGGTAACTATCAGCAAAATTATGATTTAGAATATTACAACTCTACTACATCGCAAAACGAAGATTTTAACATACTTTTAAATACTAAAATAAATAACGAAGAAAACAATAGCAGTTTAGGTATACCGTCGATAAAATCTTCTAGAAAATATCAAGTAGGTGTAGTTTATAGTGATGAGTATGGTAGACAAACACCTGTGTTAACAAATTCAGATGCTACAAACGAAGTACAGTTATTATCTGCTCCTGAAATAAACACTTTGCAAGTGCAAATAAATTCAGACGGTCACCCTGTAAACGCTGATTATTTTAAATTTTATGTTAAAGATATTGGTGGTGAATATTTTAACTTAGCAATGGATCGTTGGTATGATGCTGAAGACGGTAATGTTTGGTTATCATTTGCATCTAGCGATAGAAATAAAGTTGAAATAGATGATTATTTAGTGTTAAAAAAAGGTATTGACAATAACGTTGTTGATTTAGCTACTAAAAATAAATACAAAGTAATAGATATAAAAAATGAAGCTCCTGAGTTTATAAAAGCAAATAAAATGCTTATAAGTCAAAAGTTTCATAATAATACTACTGCTTTATTATTTGACTCATCACAAGGTTGTGAAATACCAGCTTTAAACGGTAGTAGCTTTAGCGTTTTATTTAGTAGATATAATAGTAGCGGTTTGTCTGAGCTAGAAACTTTGTTTAACAATAGACCTGTAGGTGATGAATATTTTATACAAATTGTTGACGCTCCATTATCTTCTAATAGATATAAAGTTTTTAATATTGAAAAAACTACTAGTAGCCCTGCTAAATTTATATTTACAATAGAAGGTGTTTTTGGCGCTGATATGGCTCAGTTTAATGATGACCCGTCAAACTCTGGTACGCCTACTGAAGTTAATGACGGCGCTTCGTTAAAAATATTTAAAGAGAGAATAGAAAACTCACCTAAATTTGAAGGTAGATTTTTTGTAAAAATATTTAGAGATGAACATTATAATCAATTTATTTCTTCTAGTATAGAAAATGAAGACATAGAGTATACAACTTCTTCTGCAACAGACAAAACTTTATATTATTTTAAGTCTAAAGATAATGATAAATACAACTCACCTGATCATCATGGTTCTGGTGCAGCCGGTCAGTTTTTTGGAGTAGGCTCTACTGAAGATGCTTGGAATACTGGAGGCGCAGGTGGTACTTACAATGCTGTAGGTAGTTTTACATTAGGTGAAAGCGCAACTAGTCCACCTAGCTATGGTAATGCTACTTTATATCAATATTTATCGTCAGCTAAGTCTATTATTCAAAGTTTAGGTGATTTTGATTATGACCCAGCTAATGTAGGAAGCAGCGATCCTAATTATACTAGAAAAAAATGGAATACTATTTTAGGTTTAAAGGCTTGGTATAGAGGTATAAATACAGAATTAGATCCAGATAAAGCTGCTAATGATAGAGTGTTAAAACTAGATTTAGAAGATGATAGAGACAATGCAAAGTTTGAAGATGTGTGGTATTTTAATGGTATGAAAAACTCTCGTAACTATCCTTATGGTACAGTACAAACTAATGGGCTTGTAGTTAGTCCTGCATATCCTATAACAAACTCTTCAGCTGTGCACGGTAGTTGGGTTGAAAGAGATGCTTATGCTGGTTATAGTACTACTTCTGCAATAAATATTGGCTTTGGAGGTATAGAACCAGAAGAAGGTACTGGTTGGGCTAGCTCAGGTTATCCATATACAGACTCTAGTTTTTTTGATTTAATAAATCACTCTACGTTTGCACCAACACAAGGTGCTTTTATAAAAAAGTTAGCCGCTGGTAGTCAGTTTAGATTTAAAGAAGATCCAGCGTCTACTATATACACAATAACTGATGTTACAATAAGCTATTTAGTAAACTATGATAATTTATGTGAAGATGCACAATATGATAGTGGTACAAGCACTTACAACGCGCCTTTAGCTCAAAACGTAAATCAATTTTTAGGAAATAAAAATATTGTAAACGGTAATAATAATGGTAATACATATTATTTAAATGAATATGATTCTAGTGGTAGTTTAAACGGTAGTCCTGGTAGTCCTGGTAATCCTAGCGATACTGCAGTTCATTATAGAGCACCTTCTTTTTTAAATGCTTATAATTTTTCTGTAAATTATAGATTATCTCTTGACAAGCCTATTGCTTGGAATCCTATTGGAACACCAGGAAGCCCAATACCAGATGGTATAACTTTAACAGTACCGGCTTCTACAAACCCTGTTGGTACAAAAGATGCTAGTAGTGGTTTAGCAAAAATAGAACTTGATAGTATAAGTGGTACTACAGCCGCTGGAGATACAATGAGCGTGCAAGAAGGTATGGTGTTACATGCTTATGAAGATGGTGGTAGTACTACTCGTGAAATAACTAAAAAAGCTATAGTTAGTGATATTTCTTTTGACAACTCTACAAATAAATTTACTATTAAATTTAGAGCTTATGACGGTGATGATGAAGACTTAGACTCAGGAACTGGTAATGGTAAAATTGGAGATATAACTACTTCAGATAATTTAGTTTTTAAACAATATTATATGAACGGTATGTGTCCTAACTCTGCTAAAAATTTAAATTGGTTTAGAAAAGGTGGTGAAGCATTAACTAAAACAGGTGTTGCGCCACTTGGTTACACAATGCAGTTTGTTACTGTTGTTGATGAAGAGCAAAGTGAATTATCAGCAAATCCAGCTGTTTGGGAAACAGAGTCTAAAAAAGATAAAAATTTAGATATTTACTATGAAGCTAGTAATTATTACAAAATATCAGAAGATAAACTAAGTGAAATAATACCAGTAGGCTCTAAAATAGAGCACATAGAAAGTGATGGTATACCAGAAGGTGTTACTATTACAGGCGTAACAGATGCAGGTGATATAACTTTATCAGAGAAAGTTACAGTACAACCTACTACTTCTCAACCAACTCATATAGAAAATAGATTTATTTAATATGTCATACTCAATAAATAAAATAATAAACGTAGGTGATCTATTTAAAATAACAAAACCAAATGGCGATGTTATATATATAGAAATAGATACAATTCCTACATTAGACGGTAACGGTCAAACAGATAGTTTTACATTAAAAACAAAAACTCATAATTTTGCTTATGATTTAAATTGGCATAATTGTTATAGTTTTGGTAACGGCGTAGAGTCTACAAGAGTTAGAGATGATTTTAATAAAATGCTTTTAGCGCCTGGTGTTAGAGTTTCTGCAGAGTTTGATGATTATAAAAAAGAAGAAAGAAAAAACAGTTTAATATATTCTGGTATATATAATAAGTCTAGTAGTTTTAACGAAACAAATCAATTTAATTTAGCAGAAAAAATAACAAAAGATTTAAATCCTACTTATGGTAGCATACAGAAACTTCACACTAGAGACTCTGATTTAACAGTTCTTTGTGAAGATAAAGTATTAAAAGTACTAGCTAATAAAGACGCTTTGTTTAATGCTGATGGTAACATACAGTTGTTATCTAACGAAAGAGTTTTAGGCCAAGCAATACCTTATGTAGGTGATTACGGTATATCAAAAAATCCAGAGTCTTTTGTTTCAGAAGCATATAGATCTTATTTTACAGACAAACAAAGAGGTGTTGTTTTAAGATTATCAAGAGATGGTTTGAGCCCAATATCTTTGCATGGTATGAAAGATTATTTTAGAGATAATTTAAGAACATCTGGTTTATTAATTGGTGGCTATGATAAAAAGAAAGATCAATACAATTTAACTTTAAACAGCACAACTGTTAGTTTTCAAGAAAACGTTAGAGGTTGGACAAGTTTTAAAACATACGTGCCAGAAAGTAGTGTAAGTTGTTCTGGTGATTATTATAGTTTTAATAAAGGTGAAATATATTTACATCACGACAATACTGTAAGTAGAAATGAGTTTTATGGCGTGCCTAATGAGTCGGCAATAACTTTATTGTTTAACGATGCGCCTAGTACTATTAAAAACTTTGAAACTATAAGTTATGAAGGAACTCAAGCTAGGATAACGGCAACGACAGAATCTGGAGTTGATTTAAGAACCGAAGATGATAGCTATTACAATTTAGAAGACAAGTCTGGTTGGTATTTAGGTAATATAACTACAGATAAAAACTCTGGTAAAACAAATGAGTTTATAGAAAAAGAAGGTAAGTGGTTTAATTATATAAAAGGTGATAACGCTATAATAGATTATAGTTCAAATCAAATACAAGGTATAGGAGTTATATCGCAAGATACTGTTCTAACAGAAACCGATAGTTTAGGTGCTGTTACAGTTTTAGGTGAAGTTGTTATAACATTTGACGAAGATATTAACACGTCTTTATCTTTAAACGACACTATTCATTATGTTACAGCTACTAATATTGGTAATGGTAACGTTATTGATAGTGATGATTTAGAAGAATATAGTTTAGAAATAAAGTCAATTGGTAAAAACACAATTACAGTAGGGCATGATACTGGTACAAATCCACCTGCAGCAATATTTGAAGAAGGTGATTTTGTATTATTTAAAAAGAACTCTAATATAAACAAATCAGGTGTTACAGGTTATTATGCAGAAGTAACATTTGGAAACAGTGCAACAGGTAAAGCAGAATTATTTTCTGTTAGTTCACAAATAAACGAAAGCAGCAAGTAATATGGAAATAAAAAATTTTAATTACGGTTCTAATTATTTAAGTAACGACGGTGAGTCTAGAAGTGTTCAAGTGCTAGGCGATAACGGTGCCATATTTAGTTTAGAAGTACAAAGAACTGTAGGTTCTACTATTACATTTTATGATTTTAGTACACAAACTTTTGGCTCTGCAAGAAAAAGATTAAAAAATAGAAAATGTGTTAATGGTGAAGCTAGCGTTATAATACAGTTTCCTGCTGGTGGTTTATCAAGCGGTAATAATCCTAATAAGTACGACTTATATTTATATGCTCATAATGAGTTAGATACTTTTCATGTTCCTTATGTAGACGCTAGGTTTCCAGATGATAGTGTTGATATAAACAATACAATAGGTTCTAGCTCTTCTGTGTTACAAAGAGTTATATATCAATACCCAAACTCTGTTTTACAAATAAGTGCGTTAACACCTTCTACAGCTTCTGGTTTTAGTGGAGCAACTATTACTACTGCTGATTTTGATTTACAGTCAGGTAGCAATACTGGTTTAATACCATTTTCTTTTAGTGTTACTTTAGGTTCTACAAAAAAAGGTGTTATATTAAAACAACCCGGCTTAGGTGATTTAACTACTTTTACTACTTTAGGAATAACAGAACCTTATTTTAGAAATTATCCTTCTTCTGTAATAGATGCGCCCGCAGAAAATCCTACTGAAGGCAATATAACAAATTTACCATTAAGTGGTAGCACTACTTTTACTATGAGTGAAGAAGAAGTGCTTAGTACTGGTGTAGGTACTGAAAGCACAGTAACAGGTGTAGGTATTGATGGTATAAATGATTTAGATGGACCTGTTGTTGTAACTGGAGTTTCTGGTACAACAATTACTGTTAACAAAGCGTTAACAATACCTGCTGCTGGTACAAACGCTGTTGTTAAGTTTCAAGATCTTAAATATCGTAGATGGCAAATAAACACTTCAAACACAAGCTTACACGCTTTAGTACCTGGTTTAAATATGTTTGGAGCTACCGCAGATTTTACTGCTAACGCAACAATTCAAGGTATTGTAGATGAAACAGAATTAACAAGAGAGATTGTTCAACCAGACGGTAGTATTGAAGAAGAAGATTATACTATTACTAACGTAAATATACCTGCTCTTGAAACACTTGGTAAAAAACCTACAATTGAATATGGCTTAATATCAAATCAAGATGGTATTGTTACTTTTAGCGCAGGTCAACAATTAACAAATGTTAGAAATACTAACAATAAATGTTACGCTTACGGTAAAACAAATATTAAAAGTTTAACAGGTATAGATATAACTATGACTGATTTAAAAATAGAACTAGCAGATGTAACAACCACGGTAAATGACTCAGATGCTAACGGTACAGATGCTTTAACTAGTTTTGATATAACAAGTACTAGCGGTATATTAGATGATGTTAGTACTGTTCATGGCGTTAATTTAAACTCTGGTGTAGCTACACCTGTAGTTACAAATATATCTAGTAGTACTATTACCTTAACACCAGGTAGTCATGTGTTACAAAACGGTCAAAGTTTAACATTTAAAGGTGCTGGTAGAGTATTTACGATAAGTGGCAATGTACAAATAACAAATAATGCTGTAAGAAGTACAATTCTTTATTTTGATTTAGACCGTCTCATAACAGCATCATAGTGTAAAATAACACTAAAAAGTGTAACTATTATTTTATAAATTAAATTAAATGAACAACGAAATAATATTCCGTAGTTTTAATAATACGGATTACAATTTAGTTTCACAGTGGTGGGACTGGTGGTGGGGTGATAAAGGCGCTATAGAAAGAGAGTACTTGCCACACGATAATTATTGCTATATAATTGGCAAAAAAAAAGAAATGGTAGCTGCTGGTTTTTTGTTTGTTGACAAACATGCGCCAGTTGGTTACTTAACTTATGTAGTTTCAAATCCTAACTACAGACAAAAAGATAGGAGAAGTATTATAGAACAATTAATACTTAATATAGAAAGACAAGCAAAACAAGAAGGTATAAAGTTTATATTTACTGTTTGCGGAAATGTACACATGGAAAATATTCACAATAAATTAAGCTGGACAATAGATAAAACAGCGCCAGCTTACGAAACTTTTAAATATATATAAATATGGGAGGAAGAGCAAGAAGACGTATTGCTAGAGAATCACAAGAGTTTGCAAGAGAACAAGTGGCTGCTTATAGAGCAGAGCAGGCTATACAAAGAGATATTTTAGAAAAACAAAAAGAAGAGTATAGACAATTTGAGTTTGTTAACCCTTATAGAGACTTACAAAATTACTATGAAGACATGGAAAATGTCTTTGAAGATTTAACTGTAGACACACAAGCTGCAGACTTTCAAATGGAAAGAGGCGAGCAGCAAAGAGCTAATATATTACAAGCTCTTAGAGGTGCTGCTGGTGGTAGTGGTATAGCTAGTTTAGCACAATCGCTAGCTAATCAAGGTGTATTACAAGCCGCGCAAGTATCAGCTAATATAGCTCAACAAGAAAGACAAAACAGAGTTTTAGCTGCAAGAGCTGCTAATCAAATACAAGTAGCAGAAAGACGTGGTATGGCTGCTGCTGATATGGCACAAAGAGGTGGTGAAGCAATGGTTCAACAAGCAGAAATGTCAAGAATAAATACTTTGCTTGGTATAGAGTTTGGTGGTATGGCAGGCGCTAACGCTGGATTGCAAGCTGCTTACGCTAATCAAATGGGTGCTTACGGTTTAGAAGCGCAAATGTTAGGTGCTCAAATGGGTATGTATGGTCAAATAATCGGCGGTATAGCTCAAGGAGGAGGCAGTGTTGGCGCTGCAATGATTTAAAAAAAATAATTAAATATGGCAAAAAAACAAGGATTACCATCTATATTAGGAGGAACAGATGCTACGTTAGTAAATGCTGCTTATAAAGCTGCTATGGCTAATGTGCCTAGAAGTTTACAACCTGTTTACGAACAAATAGGTAACTCTTTTGAAAGAGGTATGAACGCTTTAGGTAAAGGGCTAGGAGATTTAGCAAAAGCAGCTGGTGATGTAGGCGCGGCTTTAATAGAAAAACAAAAAGAAGAAGACGAAAACACAGGCTCTACTAGAAGTTACAAAAATAATACGGACTTTACTACTGATACCACTGTAGATCCAACCGTTTCTAGTCAAGAAACACCTGGATTTAGTGCTAATCAAAAACATATAGATAGCTCTGGAAATACAGTTGATTTTGTGGTTAATGATTTAGAAGACGAGTTAGAAAAAATAAATAAAGAACTTAGATCTTTAACACCTATTATTGGTAGTAGTGAGTTAAAAGGTACAGAAAGAAAAAAAAGAAGATCAGAGCTAAAAGATAGAAGAGATAATATATTTGAGTCAGCAAAAGAATATGAAGTTTCTTCTAAATTAATAGGTGAGTATTTAAAACCAGAAAATTTTGTTGTAAATCCTGAAAGAATTGATGAAGCTAATTTTTTAAGAGCTTTAAAAAACAATGGTAAACCCTTAGGTGATGGATCTAGAGCTTTAAAAGGTTATGACAATCAAGGAAATATTATATTTTCCTACGTAGATAAAAATGGTAAGCCTATAGAAGATGCTTTTGGTAATAATCTTACTGTTGACCAAAACAGTGTTAAACGTTTAATAGTGCCTGCTAATGGCAAAGTTAGTGTTAGTTTTGCTAATAACGAAAAATCTGCTTTTGACAATGGCGTGCAAGGTATAACGCTAAGTGATTACGATAAAAATCAAATAGCTTTGTCAACTACAGAGCAAATACATACTACCGCTGATTTTGAGTGGGCTGCTAGTAGAAAGTTTGGTGGTAAATCTTTGTTTGAAGATTTAAACTCTGCAGATTTAAGCAAAACTTCTTTTAGGTTATTTAGCTCATTAAACACTCTTGCTTTTGACAGTGATAACTCTGGTACAGTAGATATAGATGATTTTGCTAATGAAGATAATTATAAAAAATTAAAATCTGCTTTGTTAAACCCAAGAGATCCTAATTTTAATTTACAAACTTCAAAAGCTTTTTTAGGTGATTTTGCAAAAGATCAAGCTACTGTTATAAACCAACAAGGTTTACAAAAGTATGTGCCATCAGCAAATGGTGGCGATGGTACTGCGACAGAAAGAGAAAACGCTCGTAAAGTACAATCTTTTGTTGCGACTGCTAATGATGTACAAGCTGGAGAAGAAGCACCTCCTATAAATTTAGGTTCTGATGGTAACGCTACGAGGTTCTTAAGTATTAAAAAAGATCCTAATGTAGATCAAAAAGATCCAAAAGGCGGTTTAGTACTTGAATTAACTAGCATAGATGACGAAACAGATGAAAGAACAGTTCAACAAGTTGATTACCAAGGTGCAATAGACATGCTAACAAATAATAGTGGCTTTAGAGCTAAAGATGTATTTAAAGATCAATCTTGGTATATCGCTGGAGCAACTGGATTTAAATCTAAAAATCTTTTAGCAGGCGTTGGTACTGATGAAGACGATGTTGTTCCTATAGTTAAAAATGCTTTAAACCAAGCTTATAAAGATAAATTTAAAGTAAAAAAAGCTTTTGCTATTGGAGATATAATAGTTGTAGAAACTAAAACAGATCCACCAAAAAGAATAAGATTAGATATTACATCTGATACTTTTAACAGTGATTTAGACACATTTATCAACGAAAACTCTAAGTAAATGTTTACATTAGGAGATAATCAATACACTTTAGAACAGCTCAAAGGTTTTGCTTCTAAAAGAGGTGAAGACTTTGACTCGTACTTTATGTCGTTGCAACAAATGGGCTTGCAAGGTGAAGGTTATACTCCTAGCGTAAAAGCTAATAAAACTGCTGATTTACCACAAATAACTCGTGAAGATGTTGATTTACAAGAAGAAGAGTTTGTAACTCAATTTAAAAGTAAACTTGGAGCTTTAGGCTTTAAAATAGAACAAGCTAATGTTACTCTTGGTGATGAAAATTTTGGTGTAACTTTACCTTTTACCGATGCCGTAACTATATCATCGCCTAAAGATAAAGATGGTAATCGAGTTACTGAAACGTTTAATGTTGATGAGTTTGCTCTTTTACAAAAAAGAAGCGCTGGTAAAATAAACGATTTTGTTAAAGAACACGCTGATAAAAGCGGTGTTGATTTAAACTTTTTTTCTGCAGGTTATAAAACTGCTAACGATTATTATAATTCTTTAGATGTAAAAAACATGAGCTCTAAAGAGCTTTTTGAAGCTCAAAACTCTATATCTACTGATATTTTTAATAGTGGTGGCGTGTTAAATAAAGTAGCTAACAAAGTTGCTTTTGAAATGAAAGACTTTAAAGAAACTACTATAAACAGTCTTTCAAAAAAATACAACACTTTAGATATAAGTGAAAACTCAGAAGCTATGGAAGAATATACTTCTATAATGGGTAAAGAGTTTGACAAAAGACTTTCTAATAGTGATGATTTAAAAAATATAGAAGAAACTACAAACAGAATAGCTCAACAAGTTTTTGGAACAACAATAGAACTAAAAGTAAGAGAAGAAGGTGAAGAAGAAGTTTTTAGTGAAACTGCTGTTGGTAGAGCTATACTTAAATCACCAGTGTTTGATGATTTTTTAAAAGGTATTTATGGAACAGCGACTGTTAAACTTCCAAAAGCAGCTTATGAATTTACACAGTTAAATGAAGCTAAAAGATTAGAGCAGATTAACGCTGATATAGAAGAGTTGCAACAAAAAGATGTTAATGAAAAAGTTTATTATGGCGGTAATCTTTTTACACCTGAAGCTACATCAAATCCTGAGATAGCTGTTAAAGCTGGTAACTATACTGTAGCAGAAAGAATAGAGCAGTTAAAAAAACAAAAACCTATTTTGCTTGAATCTATTGGGCAAGCTATGGTTAAGTCAAAAGAGTATCAGGAAAAAATGCAAAAAATAAACATACCTGAGCTCTACGATGATGATTTAAGTATTAGTATTGATGGCGATAAAGTTGGTAGAATAATAGGTGATCAGTTGGTTCAGCTATTAAGTGTAGCTTTTACAGCTTCTGGCTCTACTTTAGCTCAAGAAGGTGGTAACGCTTATGCAGAAATAACTTCAATGAAAGCTGCTATGAAAACGTTTCCTAAGTTAGAACCAAAAGAAGCTTTATTAGCGTTTAGAAAACTACCTTTTGATGATATGACTACTAAAGATGGTGTAAAAATGAAAGGTCAGCGCTCTTTAATACTAGACTTAATAGACAAAGGTGAGTCAGATACAAATATAGCTTTTGGCATAGGTTTAGCAAACGCTGGTCTTGATAGTGTCGGTGGTTTTGTAACAATAAAAAAAGCTACTAAATTTATACCTAGCAAATTACTTAGAGAGTGGCAAGACAAGGCTTATAAAGAGTTTTTAAAATATGGTTGGAAAACTATAGGTTCAGATGTAACTGTTGCTATGTTTGCAGAAACATTAACTGAACAGTTGCAAGAAGGTGTTAATTTGTTTGGAGTGTCAAGAGCTACTGGCGTTAATCCTGAAGTAAAAGAAATTAAAAAAAGATTATTAGAAGCAGGTACTCAAGCTTTAATAGCTACAGGACCTTTAGTTGGTGGTGGTCAGGTAATAACTACAGGCTCTAAAGAGCTTTTAACAAAATATGTAGCGCATGTAAATCCAGAACATAAAAGAAACTATATAAATAGACAAAGAGAAAAAGTTGAGCAAGATTTTAAATCTGAACGTATAGACAAAGAGACTAGAGATAAAATGCAAGATCAGCTCGATGCTATGGACGAGTCTTTAAATTTAAATTTGTTTGATAGTAAAGAAGCTAAGGAACAATATATAGATGCTGCAACAGA